GGGCTTGACGCCGAGACTTATTACGCCCAGCAGGCGAAGGGGCTTGAAGGACTCAAAAAAGATCTACTCCGGATGCGCAACATGTCTGGAGGTGAGGCTTTGATCAATGCGGGACAGGCTATCGCCAGTGCAGACCCAACGAAAACGGGCGGGATTCTAGGTGCGCTTACGCAAGGGCTCGGCGCTTATGCACAGTCTCGTCGTCAGTCCAATAAAGATGTAATGGCACTTCAACGAATGGTTGAGCAGAGAGATATGCTCTTGGCGGAGGCCAAGCGGTCTGAGATGGTTGGAGATATTGATAGGTCTATCAAGTTCCAAGAAGAAGCCGATAAAATGGGCTATCAGATCGATGTTCTCAACACACAAGGACTGAATGAACGCACTGAAAAAACCGCAGAACTTAATCAAGCTGCGGCTATCGCTAATGCCAGCAACGCTACGAGGGCGGCTGTCGCTCAAACTAACGCCATCAACGCGATGAGAAGAGCGACGTTAAAAGCTCAAATCGATGCGAATAAACCGGGTGCTCAAGGTAGTAGCGGAGTAGCTAATATTGATCTTCTGGCAGCAAGAGAAGCCGCCAAAAGCATCGCCGACGCTGAAATAAAGCGGTTAGAAGACGCAGGACGGCCTGTATCTCCTGAGAAAAGAAACGAAATAATGCAAAATGCGTTTATGGCGTTGGTGCAACAGTTGAGCGCGGGTCGTGGTGAATACACCGGCGGTAATTCTGGATATAAAACTATAGGTCAGATGTAAATGCCCAAGTACGTCATATCTGCCCCTAACGGAAAAACATACGGCGTTACTGTACCCGAAGGCCAAACGCAGGCCGACGCGATATCCGCTTTGCGGACTGCATTAGGAGATACGCCGCGAGACTACAACGCAGAGATGCAGAATCTCTTGGCGTCCGTTCCGGTACAACGTACAACTGGACAGGCTATTAAAGCTGGAACATCGCGTGCTATCAGCCGACTGGGCTCTTTGGCGACCGATCTTATCCCCGCTTTCGGCGCATCCGTAGTCGGCGCAGATGACTACGCAAAACGACAGCTTCAAGAAGCCGCAGAGAAAGAAGCTCAGCTACAAGAAGTTAATCCTTCGCAATTTGGAGGTCTTGAAGACGTTACACCGTCTACGTTTCTTCCATTTTTGGGGGAGAAGTTCGGAGAAACTCTTCCCGATATTGCCGCGATGCTCACTGGGTCCGGGATCGTTGGACTTGGAGCTAAAAGACTAGCAGCGTCCCAGCTTGGGAAGTTGGCTACGAAAGAAGCGGCGGCCATTGAAGCCGCTAAGCGAATCGCGCTTCCAATCAAGGCCCCTATGACTGCGGCGGAGAAAGCCGCTATTGCCGCGCCGACAATCGCAAGAGGGCAGGTGGCTGGAACGCTGGCAACAGGCGTAGGACTGAGTGTGCCTCGGCTGTTTGAGAACATTTACCAGCAGACTGGAGAGATGGCTCCCGCTGCCGCTGCCGTCGGAGGCGCACTACAAGGCGCACTTGACTCGGTACTCCCACTACAACTGGGCAAGATCTTCAAAAGCTCCCCCCCTGCATTTCGCGCAGAGGTCATCAAAAAGCTCGGCGAACGTAAACAACTGCCGTCTTTTATAGCGGACTACGCGGGTAAGTCTGCCACAGGCGCATTGAAGGGTTTCGGGACTGAAGGTCTTACTGAAGCTGCACAGGAAGCCATTGGGGTCGCCGCAGAGAAATTCGTGCAGGACGGCGAACAGTTCTGGGACTCTGAAGACTTTAATCGTGTGTTTGAAGCCGGGGTAATCGGCGGTGCGGTAGGCTCTCCGTTTGGGGCTCTCGGTGGTGCTGGCAAAGCTGCGCGCGTGCGCGGTATTCAGCAAGAAGAGCTTGATCGTCAGGCCGCTGCAAAAATTCAAGCTGAGGAAGAAGCACAGAGAAGTCTGCAAGAGAAACAAAAACTTCAACAAGAAGAAGAGCAGGCTAGGGTGACCGCCGCTCGTGAAATTGAAGTTGCTAATATCGATTCAGAGATTGAGGCTCTTACGGCTCAGGCTGAAGAAAATCCTGACGATCTTATTGTTCGTAAGAAGATCGCAGACCTCAATAAGCAGCGAGCTACGCTTACCTCAACCCCATCCAAAGCGACACCGAAGTTCGGCGAGGCACCTGACACTATTGGGGGCTTTCTTTCTGGCTTTGGTATGGACGAAGAGGGGTTCAAGTCCGCCGTAAAGAATCTTAATAAGGGTAGAGGTAAAACCAAAAGGATTTTTGTTGACCCTAAGAACCCATTGTCTGGAGAAAACGCCGAGGCTATTCGAGATGTGCTGGGCGGTTGGGCCGCTGCTAACTTGGACAAGTTGTCTGAAACGCAGGTATCCGACATTCAGAACGCGCTTACATCAGATCCTGTTATTAGCTCCTCGGCCATCGAAGGGTTTAAGGCTAACGCAGGCAACGCCGCATATCGTGAGCTTGTAGAGAATCCGTCCAAGGCAAATACGTTCATTCCTTGGTACAACAAAAACATTCTCATGGGGCGAAAGCTATCCGATCCAGACGTAGCAAACGATGTTTACACCCGGCTTTCCAATATTGCCGCAGATGCAGAAGAGTCTGGGAACATCAAGCTCGGCAAAAAAGTAGATCAGCTTATTCAGGGATCTAGAGTACTTAAGAATCTTCGTTCGACACAAGAGCCCGTAACGGCTCCGAAGCCTGTCCCGAAAACTAAAACACTTACACCAGCCCCGGAAACTGAAGCACTTACACCAGCTCCGGAAACTGAAGCACTTACACCAGCTCCGGAAACTGAAACGCTTACACCAGCTCCGGGAACTGAAGCACTTACACCAGCTCCGGAAACTGAAACCAGCGCAGGGGCGACTCCCGTAGATAGAGTTTCTACAGCGGTACGTAATTTCCTCGGTGCGGATGTTGACCCCACCAAAGTAGAGATTCTTGAAGAACCGAATAATCCAAACCTTCCTAAGTCTACAGGGGGGGTCTACGACCCGAAAACTAAGAAGGTTACCCTGTTTGCTAAGAACATCCGTAAAGGAAACGAACTCGGGGTGTTCCTGCACGAGGCAGGGGTACATAAAGGATTTCAAGAACTATTGAATCCTGTGCAGTACGCTTGGGCCGTTAATAAAATCAAGGAGTGGACTAAAGAAGCGGTGTCTGTGCCCGATAACAAATACAAAATCCAGCATAAGATCGCACTGGCTGCTACTCGTAGGGCGGGAGCGCGCAAAGCGCGTCGTCCGGATGATGAACTGATCGCGTATTTTGTAGAGGAAGCGGTTAAAAACTACGGAGTTGTTCCAAGTAAAGAAATCGCGGGTGGCACACCTCTTGGGCAGTTTTTCCGTAGGTTGCGAGAGGCGTTCAAGAAGTTGCTCTCAGCTTTTGGAGTAGACCGAGAACCCACTCCGCAGGATTATGTTGACCTCGCCGCCGCTATTGCTCGCGCTGGGACTATGGGGACTCTCAATCTACAAACCAAACCCGCGCAATTTGAAAATTTGGGAGACGAAGACGCTCAGGCAGCCACGCTGGAGAGCATTAACAGAAACAAGAATTTCTACAAAGGGGTTGCAGAAACGCTCGGAAATAAAATGGCGGCACGTTATGCCGCTGCGGATAAACTCGAACCCGCGTTTTCAGATACAGAAAACACGTTTTCTGACCTCCCGTACTATAATGAAAACGCTCTCAACGAATACTACGATTCGTTATCCGAAACAGACAAGCGAGTGGTAGATAGAGAAATTTCTAGATATAAGCGTGTTGAAAAGCGCGATGTAGTTAAACGGAAAAAAGAAGCGGAAGCTAAAGCCGAAAAAGCTGAATACGAATCCAAAAATACGACCAAAACTCTTAGTAATGTAGCCAGAGATATTGAGGCTGAGGCTGAGGCAGAGGGCTCTTCAAGTAGACTAGATGTGGTCGGGCAGGTGGCAGAGCGGGTTCAACGTGCCCGAGTCCTAAAAGCGTTCAACTATGACGAGTTAGATTTCTCTATTGCAGAGCTAGTAGACGATCCCGTTGGTCGGAAGTACGCATCTACTTCAATGGAAGCGTATAACAATTTGGCTTCCAAAGTGGATAACTTAATCAAGAAGGCACCCAAGTTTTCGCAGGGGGCGCTTGGGAAAGTGCGCGATCTTATCGAAACCAACGTGGATGTTGCTCGGCTTGTAACGTACACCTCTACTATTCCAGAGCTGGCGAGCATAGCTAGGAAGGTTCTCAAAAGCGAAAAACTCGGCGACGCCTTGGATGATCTCGCAAACGTCATCCACAAACGAGACTACAGCACGGGTATGCGTCGAGAGAAGGCGCAAGAGTTTCTCGTAAAAGGACGCGACATTCTGAAGAAGAAATCGGTCAATGTGGTTAGAGAATTTGAGACGCTAGTAAGCGAGTCTACCCGCGAGCAGGTGCAGTTCGATGGTCCGGTACCGAAAGATGAAAAAAAGCTCGCGCTGTACAATCGGTTCCAGCGGTTCAAAGCCGCGCATCCGGATGCTGCTAAACTCTATTTCGACCTGCGCGACGAGTACGCAAAGCTGCGAAATGAGTTCAAAGAACTAATCCTGAATGAGGCTAAAGAAGTTCTTAGTTCAGAGGAGAAAGTTCGGCTGTCCCTGTTCAAGAACGAGATCGTCCCGTACTTCCCATTGTTCCGTAAAGGCGACTACTGGGTGCGGTTTACTGAAAAGGACGGGACTAAGGGCGTATCGGCGTTTGAAACTCCTGCCGAGCAACGCGAGTTTGCTGAGTTTGTCCGAAAGAACGGCGGAGCAGTAGACAAGATTTACGTCCGACCGACGCTTCTGGAATACGGCAGTATGATGCCGACTCAAGCGGTAGAAGCCGTTATTGCATCGCTTAAGAAATCTGGAGCGACAGACTCAGATTTGGAGCCGGTATATAAGATCTACCTCGATATGTTTCCGAATACCTCTATCATGCAGAATTTTGCACGCCGACGTGAAGGTATCAAAGGTGAGCGGCAGGACGCGCTTACCAACTTCGCCGAAGTCGGTGTCCGTATGGGGTACAACATCGACCAGAGTAGGGCTATTCGAGAGATCAACGAGTCGTTTAGAAACATTAAGTCGGCGATTGAAAGCACAACTAAGGGTGCGGAAGAAGATGTACTTGCAGGGGCTATCGACCGTGCTATCTCCGCAAGAGAGAAAGTCCTAAAGCATCCGCATCAGATTCGCGGTAAGACCGATCTCGTTGCTAGCTCGGCGGGGCATTACGCTTACACTTACTACATTCTCGGTAACATCTCTTCTGCGGTGGTAAACCTTACGCAGTTGGGCATCGTCGCATTTCCTATGCTCGGAGCTAAGTACGGAGTGGGAGCGACCAAGCAGGCCATGCAGAGAGCGTCGAGGATGTACTTCTCTGGAGGAAGAGACACCAATAGTCCTGTGTCCCTACTTCGAGATAAGACATTCGGCGGAGATAAAAGTCGTCTGAGTGCGGACCACAAAGCACTGTACGAAGCCGCCACTATGCGCGGCGCTATTCGTCGCTCAACCGGGCAAGACCTCAGAGAGATGCGGGAGCAGGGGGTGCTTGATCCTGATAAAGCCGGGTACAAACTGTCCAAGGTGTCACAAGCGCTAGGGTGGGTCTTCCAGAACTCTGAGCGCTACAACCGAGAAGTAACACTTCTGGCGGCGTTTGATCTCGCAAGAGCTAAGGGTGTGCCTCGGGATGCAGCGATTAAACAAGCTATAGACTTCGTTCGAGAAGTGCATGGGGAATCAAACGCCTCCCTAAGCGGAGAGATGTTCCAATCTAATATCGGAAAGATTATCGGGGTGTTCAAGCGGTTTGCGTGGAGTCAGATTCGTTTGCAGTTGTCGCTGTTGGTTGACGCTATAAAAGGTGAGAATTCAGAAGTTAAGAAGCTCGCGCGAAAGCAGTTTCTCGGCATTAACGGAGCGGCGTTTATGTTCGCCGGAGTCAAAGGTATGCCCGTCTATGGGGCCGCCAATGCACTATCCTCCGTTGCGTCGTATCTTTTTGGAGACGAAGAAGACGAGGATTTTGATCTTGGCAACTGGATATTAGCGAATACTAATAACACCGTATTGAACGGCGTAGTAGGATCCGTCCTAGACGTTAGTCTCGCAGGGCGAGCAGGTTACGCAGATCTCTTGTGGCGGCCCGACGAGAAACGTCTCGAAGATATCGGCCCAGTCGCATATACCTTAGAGCAGATGCTCGGCGCCCCTTTCGGCATTTTTAGGAACATTGAGAAAGCCGGAGAAGAATTTTATGCCGGGAACTATGTGCGCGCTATTGAGTCGGCGCTTCCATCGGCAGCTAAGAATGCAGTTCGGACGTATAGGACCGCGACGGAGGGATACAAGAACCGGGATGGTCGTCCGATCATTGATGAAGAGCCGGGATTGTGGAATATCGTGACCTCTCTTAGCGGGTTCAGTGACCCAGATCTCGCGGAAGCCTACACCAAAATCGGTATTGCTAAGGGCGCTACTCGTAAGTCGAATGAAGAGCGAGCCCGTATATTGGATGCGTGGTACGCCGCCGACCAAGCTGGAGATGAAGAAGGCAAATCCGAAATCCAAGAAGATATCGACGTGTTTAACTCGACTAAACTTGGAAAGGACAATCCGATCACTCCTAAGACACTACGCAGATCCGAAAAACAAAGAGATGCAATCAACGAAGTGTCTATGTACGGCGCTAGGTTCCCTGCGAAGAGCCTAGCTACATTGAAGGAAATGGTAGGAGACTAGGGGCCGCCATCAGGTGCGGCCTCTTCTTTGATACGCCAAGTTCGTATTCCACGGATATTGTCCTCCACAGAAAATCGGATAACGACAGGGATACCGCGTTTCTCGCATTCATCGAATACCACCTCCCGTGCAGCTTCCCAGTCTAAGCACGGGATAAAGAACGAGGAATAAGGTTTGAATTTATCCCAGTCAATGTCGAAGGTAATTCCGTGGATTATCATTTTTGGCCAACTGTCTCTATAAGCTCATCTAATCCTAAAATTGATTCGTCAATCGTGAACAGGTAGGCACTGACTGGCGGCCCTGATAGCTTGGTGCCTTTGTTCATTCTCTTTTTGACTTCCCCGAGGAATACCCCCTCACTCTGCAACACTCGCAGCATATCCCGGAGGATGAGCTGTCCTTGAGCGCAATACTCTCGGAGCGGCTTGGTTGCTATGAACATGCGCGAAGTATCAGGTTCAATGCGGATGATCAGTTGGTTTCTCGGATAGATGTCAGGCATCGGCTGACCTGAGTTTACCGGCCCGTTTATAACTAGGATATTGTTGAGATTTTGGTTAATGAAATCGCCAAGGTTTTCTTTGTAAGTGACCCTGCTTTGCCCAAGCATGGTTTTATTTTCGGGCACGAGATTGCTTATCACCCACCGTCTCACACGGTCTACGTCGATGTCGTGTATCCCAAGCGATCTAGTAATAGTCCCCGCCGTGAACGCGCAGGCGTACCCTACTGAGTAGTACCGTTCTCGGTTGGTAAAATTAGCCATAGTGTCGAACTTCTCTCGAATCTTCTCGTACATTTTGAGAACTTCAGCTTTATGCTTCACGCAATGCTGTAGGAACACCACTCCGGCTTTACCGTAGTTACGCATAAGCTGACCTTCAAACAACTGATAGGCTTCGTCTTTAGTCAGGTTGTCGGTGGCGTCAATCTGGTACTCGATGATTCGCGCGGTTTCTCCAGTAGAAGAAATCTTTACCGCGCCGATCTTTTCTATTAAAGAAGAATTACTGGAGGAAATACTTATAGTAGACCATGTGGTATCGTTCTTACGCTCCATATTAGCCTGAGCCTGCATACGCCCCGGCCCTCGTCCGTTCGACACTCCATAGCTGTAGACTGATGCGTCCTCGCCTCGCATATTGGTCAACTCATCGTTGGTAACTGGTAAATTATTGCTGACGCCGAGGCGAAACATTTTGTGCGCAAGAGTGTCCCGCTCCTGACCCATGAGATCAGTCGGGTGCCCATAGATACTATTGATGACTTTGAGGATGGTACTTTTGCCGGTGCCAGACTCTCGGTTAAGCAAGTTCACCATAAGCCCGTTGTACCCCGTGAACTTCATCAGCGGCGCACCCAGTCCGAAAAATATAGCTAGTGCATGAGGCTCAAACCCCGGCAGGTTGTAGGTATTCACCACCTGCGACCATTCAACCAACTCACCTTTCTCGTGCATCATCTTGGCGTATGACGAAGTTATCTCTGAAGGCGGGCTGTAACGGATCTCGTCGGCGTGGATTTCCTTTGTACCCAATATGAACTTAGTGTCGTCGTCAGCCCACCCAAATTGATTACGCAGGATCTCCGCTTCGTGCGAGTGTTGTTGTTGCTTAGCGCAGTAGAGCAAATAACTCTGTATCGCGGTGAACGACTTACCACCACTGATAACTCCATAAGACGCTAACAATTTTCGTAGCTCTTCTGTGGAAGTCAGTATTGATAACGGAATGATGATCTCTTTAGGAGCATCTTTAGGTAGATGCAATTTAGCTAATACGAGATCCCCTCGTATCGGGTCGTGCATTCGCTTTAGAAGATAGAGGTCGTTCTCATAAATGAGAATAGAATCGCCGTCCGTCTTGCAGTATATGCCTCGGTTCTTCGCACGAAAGTATGGTGCCGGAATATCTGGAACAGTGTACTCGATGGTCTTGCCGGACAGGTCTGTCAGCAGTACCGATTCTCCCTGCTCGGCTTCAAGCACCTCAACTCCCAACCTGATAGGAGAGTTGATAGCGTTACGATGAATACATTTCTTACAATAATTTGGATTGAGCCCTTCAAAGATTTTGCAGGTGTAGGGACCGACAATGTTCTCTGCTTTAAGCACAGCGGCGGCGTAATCGTAGTCCGCTCGCCCTTCGGAAACGATCTCGATTGCTACCTCAGAGTCTACGCAGAATTTGGCAATAGATAGTCCAGCACGCCACAAAGGTTCGGCGCGCTCATTCGGTTGCTCTACGATGTACTTAATCTGTGCGCAGCCGAGCCCGTCGGCGGTCTTCTGCAAAATTGTACTGAACCGAAAGATCTGATTCTGTTGCAGACTCTTTTGCAGTTCCGACAACTCGTTAGGAATGTAATCCGGCTTCTCTGGAAGCGCAGGCACCACTCCCATACAGGATTTATGTTTCTCGTATGTGGTGGTCTCCCCCTCTAGAAGCACTACTACGTCTAGCGGAGGATCTGCCTTGTAGTTCTTGGAGCCCGGCAGGCGGAGAATCCGCGCTGCATCAGCCGTCACACTTGGATCAGCATAAAGACCGTCTTGTCGGCAGAGTAGCTTTAACTGCTCAGCGACAAGAGTCCATTCTTCTCTCCCTACATCGGTATCCCATACAAAGTAAACATGAAGGCCCCGCCCTGAATCCACAATCGTGGGAACAGAGAGATAGTTGTCATTGCAGAATTTTACCAGCGCATTGACCGCCGTTTCTTGATCGGGGTAGTCCTTCCCCTCTCCGCAGTCAATATCGAGCCACGCCGACTTGAAATAAGTGGCGTTCTCTTTGACTCGTCCGTTATTGGTCTCGTACTTAGCACAGGCGAAGTAAGCATTGTATTCGTCCTGTATGAGACGATCTGCTACTTCCTCTACTTCGTCCAATGACTCTACAAATATCTGTTTTGTCGGTTTGCCAGACCTGAGTCCGACTATGCAGTACCATCCCTTATCTGATAGTACTTTGGAAAGAAAGTCCCGCATGAACTTGTCCTGTTATAGTTATTTTGGCGTGTATAGTTTTATAAATCCTTGAATCTTTTTTTCGTATTTTTCGTCGGGGATGTAGTGTCCAGTAAACCATGAGTACACCGTCTGTCTGCTGACTTCTAACATCTCCGCCACTTGCATGACGGAGATGTCTTCGCTAATACATAGCCTACCTAGACGCACCCCAAGACTATTGATAGACGCCTTCTTGTTAGCGTCCGCTACCCTCTTACTATAGCCTCGGTTATCCATACCTTACTCGTCGTCAGTCTGGCGAAACTTACTAATGGCATCGGCCATATTTGGTTTCGCGGTGGGCGCTTTCTCAGACTTGGCGGCGCGAACAGTGGGCTCGGCAGGTGCGGCAATCTGAGGGGCTCTATCCGACTTCTTTACCACGGACATAGTGACCGCCATCTTCGCTTCCTGACTCTTGCCGTAATCGACAAGCAACGACAGGGCCTCCTTGGGAGGATAAGCCACCGCAGAGAAGTACAGCTTCGGCGCATCACTATCATCGTCGAATCGGATGCGGGTTACGATTCGGTCAATGCTCTGATTCTGAGAAGAGATGAACTTGAAGTATTGATCGTAGGGCATGTGAGCAGCGTCACCCTTGCCGAACACCGATGTAGCTGGCATCTGAAGCATATAGACCCCAGAGTTAAGATCGTCCATAAGCACCACGGCGATACGCTTGCTCAGGCGACACGCCTTTGAGTTCCCCTGCCCTGACCCTGCAATGTTCTGAGGGCACTCCGAACAACTCTTACTCTGCGGTGATTCCACAGACGGATGCGGCATACGGCTATCCGCCGACCAGCACTCGGGCGGGGCCGCTTCAGCTTTTGGGTCATACACTCCGGGGTAGTATTGTCGTGCGGGGTCTTTGGCAACCTGCACAATAACAACGTCCATGTAGTCCTTGTCGATGCGCGCAACTTCCTCACCACCGACCACGCAGCGGAACTTACGTCCACGGATTGAAATCCGCTTAAGGTTAGTCCCCATGTTTTCCATGAGGCTCTTGGTGAGTTCCGACTGTTCCTGACGGAGGTAGTCGGGGACATTGGTCAAACTAAATTGTACGAGTTCAGTGCTCATGTTGGCTCCTTATTTACGTCTTACAGTGATTGCATATTTCCGTTCGATGTTGAGTCCCGGAGGGTGCGCCTCGGGGTTCTCTTCTAGGAACGATTTCATATTGGATTGATGTAGTCGCTTCTCCAGCAGCTCGAACGCGCTATTCTCTCTGATAAAGTCATACATAGACGGCCAATCGTTCGTCCAGAACTTAGACTTGACTGATTTGATGACGGTCCCCTTGTTGGTATTGATGCTGTTCGCATCCAACTCCTTGCAAAGGGTCAGTAGCTTTTCAGAGATAGCGTCGAGGTGCTCGGTAAGATTCGCGACTTCTTCGTCGGCTTGCCGTTTTACTTCGGCTATTTGGTCTCGTATTCCGATATAGGCGGACACGAGGTCTTCGGTAGAGAAATTTTCAGAGTCCATCGTAGGTTCCCGCTTGTAGGGAGAGGCACGATACCGGCTTGAGATTACACTGTCAAGGGGTATTGATCTCTTGTTGATACATTTCGATTAGCTTCGCGTGATCTAACAGTCGATTCTGTAGCGCGGCGTACACTTTACGTTCAATCGGACTGCCGTGTATATGCACAATCGTCATTGGGTTGACTTGACCCTTGCGGTCAATGCGTGCATTCGCCTGTAGATATATCTCTGTAGACGTTACCGGAGAGTACCAGACAATCGTATCCGCAGCGGTCAAAGTAATGCCGTGCGCCGCAGCGAGCGGTTGAATGATTAGCACCCGTGGCTCGTCTTTCGTTTGAAAGTCTTGAATGATGTTACCGCGTCGAGACATAGGAACATCTCCGGATATGATGTCCAGTGAGATTCCTTCGTTCGTCAGATACTCGTTCAACACTTGGATCGTGTGGCGATACGGCACGAACACCAGCACTTTGTTGCTGGCTTCGTCGATAACTTCTTTTACCACCCGCAACCGGTTGCTAACGTCGAACATCAACACGTTCTTGTCGTTGGTGTATACCGCCCCACCGGAGATCTGCATAAGCTGATTAAAATTTACAGCCGCATTCGCCGACGTAATCTCTTCATCCCCAGACTTAAGAAGAAACTCCTTCCTCATTATCTCGTAGTACTTCTTCTGTTGCGGAGTCAGCGGAGCTTCGCGGTCTACATACGTCACAGCAGGCAGGTCAAGGCAGTCCTTCTTCGCAAACCTGATCGCTGGCTGCAACGCATCATGTACTCGGTCGGCGGCTTCTGGTCTTGGAATCCACTTAAACCGTGTAATCTGATACATGACCGACTCTTTGAACGTCGTAGCGAACTTAGGCACGCGCTCGGGTACACACAACTTCGCTAATCCGTAAGCGTCGGCGGGACTCTGTGCGGCAGGTGTGCCAGTCATCATCCATAGCCATGTGTTTGCGGTGACCAGATTACGCATGGTCTTCCATCGTTTCGTCGAAGTGCGCTTATAGCTGTTAGCTTCATCAATAATGATGAGGTCAAATCCGCCTTCAGCTATCTCCTTCGAGACAATATCTACACCGTCGTAATTGATCACAACGTATTCGTAGTTACCCTCAATAACTTTCTTACGTTTGGTGCGGTCGCCGTAAGCAATACCCACGGTTCTATGCAACGCAAACTTGAACAGGTCAGCTTCCCACGCTGCCTGCATAATTGACAGCGGGCACACGATAAGCACCCGCTTTATATAACCTTCGTTCATCAGATAGTCTGACGCCCAGATAGCTGAAGCCGTCTTACCCGTGCCCTGTTCGTTGAAACAGAAAGCACGGGGGTGCAACGTCAGAAACTCAGCGGTTGTCCGCTGGTGCGCCATAGGAGGAAACACTCCGGGCCAATCGTAGTCCCGAGAGATGGGTGAAGGTACGTTCTTGATACGCAGCTTGCGAAGAATGTGAGCTTCGGATAGCCCCCAATCTACCTCCACCTCATGAACATCTTCTTCTACGTTTACTACTCCACTGTTGGGTATCACGTCCGTGATACGGTGTGGGTTCCTTGTACGAACAATTAGTTTTTTGTTATCTATAATTTGCATAAATCAGTGAAGGACACTCTGAGAATTTCTACTAGTTTTCTTTATTTCGGCGATAGCTAGTCCCATGATTTTAGAAAACTGATCGGCGCTTGAGCATTGATTGATAACTACATTGTTAAGTAACTGTGCGGCCTCGACGACATGCGGGTTTTTTACTTCTGAAGGACCTTCATACACCTGCATCAGATGCGCTAACGCTAGAGCGACGTGCTCAATCATCATCAAAAGATCCGCTTCCAGATCGTCCATCTCATTCACTTCTTTTTCATCAGTCATGGCGCTGACTCACACTTCCAAAAGCCCTGCCGTATGCCACCGCGCATGTGGCTAAAAATTCTCCCTCAGTGTCACAGCTACTTTGAACCGCGTCGGTAAGTAGCTCTGTAGCCTTGACCAAATGGGCAATTATTTCCTCGTATCGTTCTCCCAATTCATTTTTCTGTTGGAATAAAGTAAGGTGCGCTAACGCCGTAACAGCTTTAGTGCCATCAACTACAAATGTATCTGTTGTTTTGATCATGGTAAGCTTCCAAAAATAATTCGTGGTTTGATTCCTAATCTAAATCTAAATCTGTAGCGACGCTTATGTCTTAGTATTAAAACAAACCCCCTAGCGCACCCTAACGGACTATTTTTTCCGATGATAGTTAGATTGAATCCTCGTCTTGTTGGTGCTCCTTCTGGTCGCAACCAGAACCATAAGAATCCTTTTATAGGCTCTAATGCGAGGAATTTAATCGGTAAATCCAAATCTTCAGACACGTGGTCTCCTCGTTGGTTTGTTTACCTTTACCGTATGATCAGAGTTCCGGGAAAAACTCCTGTTGTTGCTCGGCGTAGTAAGTTTTAAGTTACCTGCACCGTTACTGCCGCCCTTGGATAGCGGGACCACGTGATTTATGTCCTTTCCCTTTCTATCTACTCCCTTCTTATCCATTGCATAGCGGGCCTGCGCTCGTTTCGCCCTTGTTGGCGCTTCTCCGCGTTCTAGCTGCTGCTGGTATTCTTTTTTGTAAGGTCGGGGCTTATTTACGTAGGGCATCTAGGCTCTCCCATTGTGCTCGCAGTCGATGACGGGGCACCACTTGCGGCAAGTAAAATTCGGACTTGGATTCCACACCCCTGATTCTTGCGCTATCTCTAGTCGCTTAGTGGGCTCATCCCATACCGCCCACATTTTAGGAATGTCTTCGCGCTTGACTTCAATTGGTACAAACTCTTCAGACACCACAAACATCAACGCGCATTTGATTTTCTCGATATGCGGGAAATGCGCAAACACGGCGAGCGAGAGTATCTCCAACTGACTAGTGTCGGCGTAACGCGCACTCTTGCTAGTCTTATAGTCTACGATGAACCCACTGGACCCATTCGTCGGCATTACCATGAAGTCGGCGATACCTCGCCACCATGCCGCTTCATCTCTAAACCCGCAGGGGGCTCTATCCTTGGTCAGCCCCATCTCATACTCGAAATACTTATCGCCCTCGATCTCCATTAGGGCGTCTATATGCGGCTTTATAAAACTGTATTTGGCAGGGATCTTAACACCGTCGCGGCCATACTCCTCTGCTACCTTGTGAACTTCCTTTCCATAAATCAAGTGCTCGGCTTCGGGTTCAATGATGTCCTTAGCAATGCGAAGCCTGTAGTACTTTCTCGGGCACTGCTTGAACAAGGATAGAGAGGAGTAAGACCACGTATTCATAGTTACCAATCAGGCGACATGTTTGCGGCAAATCTTGCGTTAGTGAAGCCAAGCTGCGTTGCCCATGGTTCCGGGACAAAATACCGGATTCTGTGATCGTATACTTGGTTCGTCTTGATATTTACAACGTACGTTTTTACGATGTTCTTCTTCCGTGATTCCAAATTCGGGTCCGTCGGACTCCCACGCCAACTCGCCCACGGGTCCGGAGGCGTATCCGTCACCGAGTACACAGCATTACGTGGCAGCAAACCCGCGTGCAGATAGGCGCACTCCCATGCTTCCTTGTTGGCTTCCTTTGGACTGGGGAAGCGGTACCCCTGTGCGGCTGAACCGCCTGTAACGCGGGCCAACATAGGCTTGTAAATAGAATCGAAGAAATACTTCGCATCTTTCTGATACTGAGTAAGTGGAATAGTTTTAGTAACTACGTTCATCATTTAGTCCTTTCATTGATGTCGGCCCATTCATAAAGATGGGTAAGAGTTGTAACCATGTTAGACACCGTATCCTTAATCGTCCGATACGCTTGAGCGTCGTCCTTCACCACTCCATGCAAGCAATACTTTTCCAGATCAACAATGCGCTTTTTTAGCTCGACGATGTACACCGAGTAATCTGAAACGTCTGTCATATAACATCCCATCCTGTGCAACCGTCGCAGACCTTGGGTGGCCTGCGTTTTGGCTTCTCTTTTCGTACCAATACTGCGGCCAGCGCATTCTTCACATTAAAGAAATTTCGCTTTTCTTTGCGTGTTATATTTGTCTGATCAACATTCGCCATAACTTTTTCCAATCCCATATTCGCAATTTAACGGAAGCCCCTCAGCCCATACCGGGGGACGCCTCATACATGATTCTATGTAGTCGGCGGCCTCTTGCGCTTCGCTTTCTTTAACCACACACGCAATAGCGTCATGAACTGTTAGAACAACTTTGTATTTGCGTGATATCCATGCCATCTGCTCGGCAATGATGCAACGGGCGATAGCTTGGCATAGGTTCTCGATAACTTTTCCGCCATAAATCTTTTTACGCCCGGACTTAGTGAGATACGAAAACTCTCCATTTGGGCCTTTGTCCAGACCGGCGTAGTTCAGATATAGCCCACTGGGTAGTAAGAACCCACGCGAAGTTAATGTCAAGGCCCTAGGTTGTACGCCAATGTCCGCTATCTGATTATTGACCATCGCTTCCAAGCACGCCTGACCCTGCCTCCATAGCGCGGGGATGTTCGGGTAAGTGTCGCGATACGTATTGATGATCGCGCTGGCCTCCAGCTCGCTTAGGAATACATTAGACTGAGCAACCTGCGCTTTGAACTTTACCGCCCCCATGCCATACCCGCACCCAAGCACCACGGTCTTTCCCATGAACCGCTGTGATGAGGATATGTTTTCTGGTGCAGTCTGGTAGATCTTGGACGCCATGATCTTGTACGGGTCGTGTACCATCTCTTCCTTGGGTACTCCGGCTAGGATCTCGGCGTTGTTCTTCTCAAATACCTCTACTAGATCTTCCTGTCCCGCAAGCCATCCCAGCACGCGAGCCTCAATCTGAGAGGAGTCTGAGTCGATAATGACGTGTCCGGGAGGGGCAACAATGGCCATCTTCAGCGCATTGGCGTTAGTGCCTCGGCTTGGCAGATTCTGCAAATTAATTTTATCAGATCCACCCCAACGCCCTGTGTGCGCGGCGTAATATCTGAGCGGTACGGGAAGAGAACCTCGCTTGGCGACGCTGATAAACCGCTCGGTGCGAGTTTCCTCTAGTGTGGATTTCACACCTAGCCGAGCCGCTGCCACTGCCTGCACTCGAAAATCTGAGTGTTCCAGCAGCGCCGTAAATCCTTCGTCGGTTTTGGAGAAAGCGTAAGTAGGCTCACCGGTAAGTACAGATACTTTAGTGGGTGGGGATACCCCTAACTCTCTTAGCACGTCGGCAAATTGTGGGTTAGATGACAGTCGTTTCTGATCAAACCCGAGACCGTTCAACAACTGTTCCTTACGCTCCCTGACTTCCTCTAAATGCAGCTCCAGCAAGGGTAGATTCAGCTCCAGCACCGGCTCGCTGAACATCTTGGTGGTGATGTTGATTACTTCTAGTTCGGTAGATGTAACGCTCGGCTCATATACCCAATACAACTTCCATGTAAGATCTACGTCGTTAATGCAGTACGTACCGTAGCGGTGCAACTCATCCCGAGAGAAGTCCACTCGGCGTTTACCGATAGCGTTTATAACCTCGGTACCCTTCTCACCCAGCCCGTGCCGTTCCGCTGCCGCCTTGAGACTTCCACTGACCTCCAACCCGTCAATCGCCCGTGCCAAAGCCAGCGTGTCCACCCAGTGCTTAGGTTTGATCCCCAGCTTCCAAGTCAGAATGGCGGCGTCAAACTGCGCGTTGTGCGCTATGCAGATAGCATTTGCCCAGTCATATTTCTCAGTAAGTACTTGCCGCAGAGTATCCAGCGGTGCTGAATAGAAGTTAGTCGCGCCATCTCCAACTTTGACGCCTACGCCGATGATCTCAAATCTGTCATCACGAATGTATTCTTCAGTCGTCAACTTAGTAAGACTAAAGTTTTTGTCGTAATAAGTCTCAAAATCTAGTGTTATGAATTCCATTACTTAAACAAAACCTCATAGACTTTCTGTTTAGTAGACTCGATGTCGAGTTGGCGCAGTCGGCGACGTATCACATAGTACTCGTATCTGGAAAAAGACCCCGCCTCAACCAGCGTTCGCCACCGGCGATCTGATTCAACCCATGGGCGGTTGGTGTAGGATAGTTTGAACTCAGAAGGATCTAATTGGATTTCACTCTGGAAATTCATGAAGTCGTTTGGACAATCCTCCATCCGATTTAGAATTAACTTGACCTCTTCGCAACACATAGAATAGAGAATCTTGTTTAGTATTTTTCGCATGTCGGTTGCTCTTGCCGGTTTGTGAAACAGTAGGGGGGCTCATCACCCCCCGTCCTGTCATCCTTCGTGAATCTGCTCACCGCTCGCAAGCGCGTGTGCCAGACTCTCAGCGTTCTTTGCATTCACTTCTGCTACGGTGTACAGATTTCCTACAGCGAAACGCAGGGCAGCCAGCTTAGACTTAGCCTTCACGTACATCGTAGAGCCCGACGATTCATCGATCACTGAATACAGCTTCTTAGCTTGTTCTTTATTCGACATTTATGTAACTCCGTTAGCGGGTATCCGCTTTCAAATCCTAAATCGACTAAGATTTAGAGTCAAGGTTTAATCTCACCCGCCAAGCTCTATTTTTTAGCCCCTTACTTTCTAATGTGTCCGCTTTCTCCATAGCTAAGATGTATTCCTCCTCAGTAACAAAATACCGTCGGTATTCTGGATGAGAAAACTTGTACACGCGCGCACGGTTAGGACTTGTCGGGAGTTTTGGTAGAGTCATGGCGGCTTGCAATAACTCTTACTTTGGGTCGTTGGTCCGGACTAACTCGGACGATTCAGATCCGCAGGCAGCATAGCCCGCGAGATCCACCCACGAATCCCCATGAGTCGGATTGCCCTTCAGGCGTGCAATCTTCAGTAGCGCCATCATGAGCGCCACGTCATGCGGCTGAATAAGATGCCCCAAATACAAAGACCACAAGCCCGCAATCTCGGTGAACGTGTTCTCGGGTGCCCCGTATTGAGTATTCCTGTCCCTAAGAACACACTCGGCTGCTCGGTCTAGTACTTCTTTCCTATTCATAATTACTTTCTCCCATTATGAGTTTCTTGTACTTATCTATATTAGTAAATACTTTAAGTTTGCTGGCTCTCCCTCTAGCTTTCTTACTCCACATCTCGTGCTCGTCTTCATTGTCTAACCTACGTATAGCCTCACACCACGCAGCTACATCGTTATGAGCGCAGCTCATAGCCCCATCCTGTATCCATTCCTCCATACCTTCCGTGGATTCTTCAGCGATTCCAGTCGTGTTCTTGTATGGTGCCGTGTATATAACAGGGATACCGTTATACATAGCCTCAAACGCAATCCTGCACCAACTCTCAGTTATGCTAGGTACCAATAAAATTCTTACTCGGCGAAGAAATAGTGAGACAGGAGATACAAAATTAAGTATCTGAATATTGTTAAACCGCCGTAGTGGAATAGTAGAATCTTGAATCTCGTTGTAACTCTTTACTCCAAAGAACTGAACGTCCGGTAGCTGACTAACTATATTGGTAAATAAGTGCACCCCTTTCCGTATGTTGATGTCTCCTACAGATACTCGTCTATCTGTATCAAACGTATCGGGGGCCACGTGTATATCGCTCTCGTTTATTAGCGGACCCAACACAGTGGCTTTAACTTTGAGCCCAGCTAAATAATTTTTACTAAAGGTATTAAAGCACAGAACACGCTCGGGCCATTTAATATCTGCCGGTTTCTTACATATAGAATCAAGCATAGATAAAAAATGTACTGTGATAATTAAAGGCTTTCTGTATTTATAATTTATACTCCTGACGTGATCTAACAAAGGAAAGTGATCCGCCATCCATATATCAGATTCACGTAATACGTCTACAGCCTCGGAGTAGTGCGAACAACTTAGCTGCTTGATGTTCAAATACTCACTGTTGACTATAGCCCTATCGAAATAAACGAAATGTACGTTTATACCGTCTGCTTCTAGTTTGTTTGCGAGCACCACGTAATGCGATAAAGCTCCGCATCTGTAGTTTAGGTTGTGTATAAATATAACTAACTTCATCTTGGGGTAGTCCTTATTCTTTTACCCAAAGTTTTCCCACTTTCTGTTTTGTATATCGCTGGTCTTTATGCAACACCCAGCCCTCTGTATCAGGCGGTCGTTTTGCGATGCAATAAAATTTCCCATCTACAATGTACACCGTGGCGAAAGGTGCCATGGCTCGCATGGCACGGGTAATCGCGTTTGGATCAGTGTGCGGATTTATCCCAAGCGTTCTGGCAACAATGTTGTACGGAGTCACGTCTTAACACTCACTCTCCTCTTTTCTTTTTCGTATAGCGTCGGCGATGTCGTGCCGGTAGATCGCTGTCTCTGCAATCTTCGCACACGCCTCGCGTTCGGCCCGCACAGCCTCCTCCAGCAATCCACAAAACTGCGTGGTACGCTGACCCTTGGCGCATTGGCGCCAGCCTTCTTCTTCGTTCATCTTCCAAATACGAATAGCCTTGGTCATTTGCCCAATCTGTTCCAATCGAAGCTGAGTCATGATGCCGAGATGTCCTCCTCGGTCCATATCCGATAACACCTTAATATGTTTATTAAGAACATCGATAACTACATCGTATTCCTGTTCTTTTTCATTCATCATACAATCCTAGTTTTTGATTTATCGCAACCATCTCTTCAAGTGCAAGTTCATTCAATTCCTTAATCCGCTCACTCCGTTCTTTTTCACGAACGATAAGCCCACACATTCATTTCTCCTCTTTCTTAACTAG